ATCACCATATTCATTTTTAGTTGTACTTTCATCAGCGTATATATCTAATGCAGAAGAAATGATTGGGTCTTGGTCCATAGCATCATAATCTCTAAAAAGTTCTCTACGAACTTGATGATATGCCATCGACTGTGCTCCCTGATGTGTTTCGTAGTATGACCTTTGTAATTTAGTGTATCTATCTCTAAGATTTACAAAGTTTGTGTTTGCTTGTCGGTCTTCTACATCAACAACTCTACGCTTACCATCTTTATCAACGGTAACGATTGCGTTTGTTGAAAATAATTTTTTTAACCTACCAAAAAAACTTCTGTCATCTAATTCTTGTTCTGCCATAATTTATTTTACCATTTTCTACAAGACCAATATCTTGCTTTTGTTCTTGGACCCGGATTATCACAATTATGTCTAGCTCTGAAAGATTTTCTTCTTTCTGGGTTTGACTTCTTAATTCTCATATTTGGGTCACCAAAGTTTACCTTAACAACCTTTCCAGTTTTTGGGTTTTTAACATAAACCTTAAATTTCTTAACATCACCTCTCATTGGTTTACCCAACTTTACTTCTCTACCCTGATATTCTGCTTCGAATACACAATTACAATTAGCTTCATCTAAAGAAGTTTGGTATGATTTAAGATAATTAATAAAATCATCCATATCTTCTTGCTCAACATCCAATTCATCATAATCATCAATTGGATTATCTGCTGGTTGGTCTCCTTTTTGGTATGCTTTATCTACATACTCATCTTCTTTAAGGATATTTGTTAATTTAATCATTTTGGTCTCCTTTTATTTTGACATATACAATAAATATCGGAAAATATCAAAACGCTATAATTTATAACCATTGTGTTAAATCTTCAAAATCATCACCAATTCTCATCTTCCAAGGATTATCATCTCTATTAGAACCACCATATACTCCAGAGTATTGTTGGTTAGATGAAATACCACCCAAAGCCCTCTTTGTAAGGTCTATACCTTCTTGTCTTAATCTTAAGGCAGTATCCCTAACCCATAAACCAATACAAAATGCCATAACCAAGTCATCGTTATAACCTTTCATAGCCTCTGCTCTACCATTAGTGAATATAAAAGTAAATAATTCATCAATCAAACGATTAGAACGAACAGTTACTGCTTTTTCTCTAAAATACTCATCTAATTTAGATACAATTAGTGGTCTAGTTTTAGATGTAGTTGAGAATCCAGCAACCATACCTCTTTCTTCGGCACGATATTTGTTTCTCAATTGATGTTCCACATCCACATATTTTAAATCCTTACTCATATAGAATAAGTTTTTATACTGCCTATCAATTACCTGCTGAATACAAGCCCAACCAATATTTGCATTCTCTATTACAAGTAAAGCATCATTATATTGAGTAGATAATTCAACTAAGAAGTTTCCGAAATCTTTTGTATCAACTTTACCCTTATATTCAGCTACTTGAGTACAACTTGTTATATCCATAACATGGGCTGCCGAATAGTCCGAACCATCACCTCTAGCCACATCGGCAATTACCATATAAGAACTATTTGCATTTGGATATTCCCATCTCCATAAGTTTCCATCAAATCCAGTTTTCTCTAATGGGTCTTGGCAATATGATTCTTTATAGAACATTAATAATTCTGGGTCAATTACTGTATCACCAGAACTTACGAAGTCACAATCACACTCTTGTGCTGCTTTCTTTTGTCCCAATAATTTTTCTTGCTCATCTCTCCAAGCCTGTCCTCTCTCAGGATGTACTGTCCAGTGTAATCTGATTGTATTGAATGGATTTGCTCCTTCTTCTGCACCTAACCAAGTTTTATGAAACCAATTACCCACACCATTAGGAGTAGAAAGTGCAATACAGCTACCACCCGTTGATAATGTAGATTGTGCCGCTACCCAAATCTCATCAATATCATCAATGAACGCAGCCTCATCAAATATAAGTAAGGAAAGTGCTTCAGAACGTCCTGCATCAGGTGAAGATGCAATCGCTTTGATTTGAGAACCATTTTGTAAACGAAGTGATAATTTATTATCTTCCAAAGAACCACCTTTTAACCAACTGGGAAGTAACTCATGCATTACCCTTACCTTTGTTACTAAGTTCTTTGCAACATCTTGCTTTGTTGCGATAACCAATACATTAAAATCAGAATTAAATATCATTTTCCAAAGTGCATATCCAGCCGATAAGGTTGAGATACCAGTTTGACGTGATTTAAGAACTATATTAAAACGATTATCTTTAAATTGAGTTAGTGTTTGTTCCTGAAACGGGTATAGGTGAAACGGTATCTTACCTCTCACCGGGTGTTGAATCATACAATATTTCTTCATAAAGTGAATCGGGTCTACCGCACACTTTTTGTATTCATCAGCTATTATCTCCTTTAAAGATTTCTTTTGTGTTATTCCAGTTGCCGTAGCCATATTAATCAACAGGAGGTTTTACTAAATCGTAACCCTTATCTTTTAATTTATCCCAAGCTTCATTTCTTAATTTTTTAGCTTGCTCTATTTCTTCTTCGAATCTATTAATATCTGCAAGAATTTCTGCTTTCAATTCATTAACATCTCTTTCCATACTCCACTTTTCAATTGTGCCATCTTCTTGAACAACTTCATATGTTTGCTTAGCATCATTGTAGGCTTGTGTAAATTGAGAAATTACATCCTTACCATATGAAATCATATTATTATATATCTTATAATCTTCATATGCTTCCCACAATCCATCAATTTTAATAATCATTTCTTTTTTTGCTAAACAAGTTGCACAATATCCAGTTTTAGAAATAAGTTTTTTATCAGCTCTACTAAGTTTTATTGTATTACAATCTTCAGCATGGCAAGTATTTAATTTATTTAAATAAGCTCTAACTTCAGCCATAGTATCGCTCAAATCGGATACTTCTACTTTACCACCTTCATGCTGTTCCCAAGACTTCCCATTTTCATCAGTCCATCTTTCACCAACTTTACGTTTTATTTTTTCTTTTTCTGCACCAGAAAATGATATTTGGGTATTTTTTTCATAATCACCACCAGTAAGCACCATATTAACCAACTTTCTACGAGTTGGGTGCATAAACTTTTTTTGAAATTCCTTTGCCATATTATATACAATATATTCGTATATATAAGTATATCAAAATGTAATAAAACGATTATTTTTCGAAGAATATACCTAAAATTTGATTTAGGGGTGCGAATGCACCAGTTAATTTGTAAGTGTTTCCACCATATACAAATACAATACCCTCATTTGGTACAATTTTTTCAAATCCACCTAAAGCATTAAGTCTTTCTAACTCTAATTTTAATTTTGCAATCTTCTTAGGGTCACCACTTGCTTTTACTTGTTGGATTGTAGATTCCAAACGAGATACCATCTGTCTCTTAGCAGATTCTGGGTTTGCTGTAAGTACTGAACTCATAAATGATAATACATCTGCACCAACTCCCAAAAATATTTCTTCAAACTTCATTAAGTTTTGTTTTGATATTTTTTGTTGGTCTTGCTTATCGGTTTGTTCAGCCCAAGCTCTTAACTTAGCGTCTTGAATTGTATTAATACGGAATGATTTATCACCAAAAGCCCATCTTTTAACCAATCCTATTTTTTCTTGTGTATCTAATTTCTTTGCACCCTTTTCTACAAACTTAGTCCACCAAGCCTGATGATAATCAGCAACTCCATCAGAATCGGATAAACCAAATTCAGATTGTAATTTACCAATCATAGAAATATATTTTCCTTGCAATTTAGAAAGATGTTCTGATTTTGGAATTTTTTGCATTGGAGGTCCTTGAATTGTATATTTAGATTGAACATGTCCATTTACTTGCTTAATCATACCAGCAAGCACTTTTGCAGCTTGTTGATTCTCTCCAATTACATTACCATCTTTATCATATTCAAATGTACCATGAAATACTAATAAAGGTTGTCCATAAGGAATTACATTTACGGATGTTGGATATATTACTTCCAAATTCATAAAGCAACTACCACCTTTGAATATCATCTTACGTTGTGGTTCGGATAATGCTGATATAGCTGCTGATAAATCCTTCATAGCAAAGTTGTATGCATCGGTTAATCCACCTCTGCCAGCAAACTTATCTGCTACCTGCCCTATTGTCATAGCACCAGCTCCTTTGTTCTTTAGGTGTGATTTGTTACGAGCCGCAACTAATCTACCATTTACCCAACTAACTGCTAATGCTTGCCCATCAGTCTTTTCTCTTGCTAATTCTAAATCACCATTTAATGCTCTTACTACAATTTGTTTTAAATCACCAAATGTAAGATTCATTTCAATATCAAATGGATGATTCATATGTCCATATGCACCACCTTCTAAAAGTAAACTTTCACTTATTGCTTTCTTTTTAAATTTATTTGTAGCTTTATCGTATTTTTCCCAACCTTGTGGATTATTTAAATCTAAATTTTCATCTGAAGTTATATCTACATTTTCTCCAGCAAACATACCAGCAACTACAAATCCAATTTGATGGTCCAAAGAACTTACCTCTTTTAATTTTGTATCTCCTTTAATAAAATCTGCGGGCTTTTTAAGACCTGTTTTTAATATACGATTATATTTGTGTGTTTTACCATCGTTTTGGTCATCAACCGGTAGTTTTTGGTCTACTGCTCTTTTCTTTTCAAATTCAGATGGTTTTTTATGATATGTATCCCAACCTTTTAAATTATCTAAATAATAGCTTTCATTATCATAATCTTCCCAAGTTCCATTCCATTGAGTACCAGTTGTTGCGTTACCATCATTATAAAATGCACCATTTCCGGTATATTCTTTTATAATATTTTCATCAACAACTGCTAAACGGGTATAATATCGTGGGTGTTCGTATAAATGGTCTAATGTAATTTCTTTTGCTACATTTGGGTCTTTCGTATGTTCTCTTTCAATAGCGTATCCTTTAATAAATTCTTGCTTTAAAATTGGTAAGAAGTTTTTATAATCGTAGTAATCTCCGGCATGCTTTTTTGCAATATCAACTAATGTCATACCATCTGCTTTACCACCCTTTAATTTATTTTCTTTTACAGGCTCATACCCTTTATCTTCTTTATCGTTTTTATGAGTTTGATGACCAGGACCATGTTTTTCAGTATCATCAAAATCAATAGTATCTTTTTCCGCAGGATGTCCCATATCAGGAGTATTCATAGATAGTTTATGATGATGTAAAAAATTATGGTCTACTCTACTATCTGGTTTATGTGTTTTAGAATTTATTTTTTCTTCAACTTTTTCATATTCTTCACTACCATCTTTAT